CTCCACCTGTATCTATAACCATTCTATAAATGTTGTTTATATCTCTAAATCTCTCCCTCTGTTTGTCACGTCTCTGTATTTCCTTTTTAAAAAATTGTTCATTAATTTCATTAAGCATGTAACCTACTCTAAGATACCTGTTACCATGATCATATAGGTCACCATAACGATAAACGATCTCTCTATCAAGGAAGTTCAAGGTGTTAGCGAATCGCATGATATTATCGGGTGCATTCATCTCACGAAGTTCCCTAAATGTTGGTATTCCACCACATGGAATATCTCCATGTTCTCTCGAAGAAATGCGTTCCCTCCTAAACTCCACGTAGTGAGGATTATGGATTCTACCCATTTCTATTTTTCCAGATACCCAATCAAAAGCTGTGTGACAATCCGGACACCACATTTGCCTACACCCAGATAGTTTCTGAATCATAGTTCCACATTTTGGACATGGTTTAGTATCCTTCTTCAGAAGTTCCATAGTTTTAACTGCATCTGGATCACATTTATGATCAGTAGTAATCTTTTCATTACAATGTTCACAAAAATGATTATCACATAGACCACAGAACCAATCTTCATTCATAAAACCCTTACATTCTTCAGTTGGACATTTACGAATAAATTTTTTGGGTTCATCGCCATCTACAATATCACCACCATTACGAAGTCTCGAGAGTTCTCTGTATGTTTCTTCCATCTCTGCCCTTAATTCCTGTACAGGTTCAGGTATTTCATTCATGACAGTGAGGTGTCCCGTACCAAATATTTTATAAACTCTATACAATTCTATTAGTCTACCTCTCTGTACGTTTATAACTTTGTGTAGTTTTCTCACAGCCTTAATCCTCTCAACCTCCGGTTGCGTTGAAGGCATTTGTACCTTTTCCCTTTCAAATAGGACATTTTCTCTGTGACGACGAAGTTCTGTGTTGCGGAAATACTTTGTGCAAAATGAATCAACAAACTCTCTATTCCACATGTTCTTACATCCCATACAATGTGGGTCATCTGTTATAGAAAGAAGGTATTTCTGTGAACAAGACCGACAACAGTCTAAATCACAGAAGGGACAATCAACCTTTTTGTGATTTATTTTGTTGAACTTTTCGCAACACACATCACAATTTCCCATTAATAAGAAATTGCTTTAAGTCTTTAACTATTTACGACGGGTAGCTTGTTGCTTTTTCTGAGTTGCCTTTACACCTTGACCAGTAGCCTTGGCGAGTTTCTTATTCTGTTTTCGTAATACAGCCTTGGCATTCTTTTTCTTTTGTCTTTCAAGCATTGCTAAACGACGCCTCTCCGTCTCACCACGGACAGCCTGAGCTTCGGATCTCTTCCGGGCTTCCATATTGGATTTAGACTTGGCTAAAGCCCTTTCAGATTCAGCCTTCTTCCTGGCTACCTCCTCCCTCTTCTTGGCTTCCACGTAGGCATTACTCTTCTTCATAACATTATTGAATGCAGCCTTTTTCTTTTCCTCGACCCCCCTAATCTTGGCTCTCTCACCCTTTTCCTTCATCTGTCTATTCTTCTTAGCCTTCTTGACAGATACACCACGGCGTGCTGCCTCTTCTTGATTACGCTTTCTCTCACTCAATGTAAACAATGGATTATTAGTGGCTGGAACCTTGTTGTTCTTTGGTGCAAATATAGGATTACTAATTGGTTTGGATGCGGCTAAACCCTTTTCAGAGTTTCTCTTACGAGCATTTCGTAAAATGGCACTCGCGGTGTTACCCTTATTAAGCCTCTTGATGAACTCTGTTCTATTAGCCCTGTTAAGAGCCTTGAGAGTAGAGAGAGACTTTGACAAATCACCCTTGGCTTTTCCTTCCTTCATCTTCTTAGCCCTCTCCTCTCCGAGCTTCTTTTGTTCCTCAACCTTCCTTTGTTGAGCTTCCTTTTGTTCCATCTCCTGTGCACGGCGCTTAAACCCTCTATCAATAGTTTGTTTAACATTAGTCCATACCTTGTCACCATCTTCAAGTAGATCTATGTATTGCGCTCTCATTTTACCGTCATTGCGGCGTTGCAAATCAGCTATAACCTTATTTCTCAATAGCTTACGTTCCTGAATTTCCTTAATTAGGGGTTTTGTACTAGACATACCACGACCACGGGCTAAGAATGCTTCGCGTCTCTTACCACCTATACCAAATCCAACAAACTTTCTCACAGTTTCAAGGAGTTCCTTATCAACACCCCTATCATTCTTACCACGAGAGAGGTTCTTGACATTACCTCCAGCATTAAAGAGTCTGGAAGCTTCTGCGGCTGCATCGTTATTTTCTTCAGCCTTCTTTGCACCCATTTTACGAGCTTCGTCAAATAACCTCTTATTCTTAGTCTTATTCCATTTCTCCATGAAATCCTTTACATCCTGCTTAGTTAAACCGTTAATCCTACGGAACTTATCTTCAACACCCTTTCTTATGAGGTCAGCTTTTCCTACACTCTCCGTATTTCTCTTATTCTTCTCCTCCTTCTGCTTAGCTGCAGTCTTCCTTTCCTGATTGAGCTTCTTAGCATTGGCTAAGACCTTCTCAGGACCATTGGTTGGAAGACGCTTCATTAACGCAACACGGTTGTTTCTTGTGATATCAGTGAGTTTACGAAGTTGGTTTGCAACATTCTTAGTAGACTTGTTACGAACACCCTTCTCCTCCTTCTGCTTAGCTGCAGTCTTCCTTTCCTGATTGAGCTTCTTAGCATTGGCTAATACCTTCTCAGGACCATTGGTTGGAAGACGCTTCATTAACGCAACACGGTTGTTTCTCGTGATATCGGTGAGTTTACTAAGTTGGTTTGCAACATTCTTAGTAGACTTGTTACGAACACCCCTCTTCTCAGCATCGAGCTTCTGAGCCTCCTTCAGAACCTCATCAGGAAGCTTATTTTTTAGACTGTTCACAAGCTTAGCCCTATTATTGGGAGTAAGCATCGTTAAAGCCTGAATCTTCTTTGCAACTTGAGCCCTCAACTGCTCACCCACCAATCTCTCACGTTCTTTATCTATATTCACACCCGACTTAACTTCAGCTATGTTCACATGGGGTTGAAGAAGTGCTCTAAGATAGGTATTCTTCTTGAGTTGTGGAATCTTAGCATTTCTGATGTAGAACCTAAGAGTCTCCTTATCCTTCTCATTATCCTTATCCTTTGCTGTTGAAGTTGCAATTACATTTTCAATCTTGGCACCATTCTCTTTGAAACTCTTCATGTAATCTCTCATTTCCGGGTTTGTGAGATGCTTAAGCCTCATTAAGTGATTACCAAGGCGTGCCTTGTCAACTTCATACTTCTTCTTCTCCTCCTTCTCCTTTTCTTTCTCTCCCTGACGCTCCTTTTCAACCTTTCTAGCCTTAATAGCCCCATTCATGGTAGCAGCCTCACGTTTGAGAACATCAACATTTGTGTTAGCATTCACAACCTTTGCTATGAATGTCTTACGGTTCTCAGGTCTAAGATCGTTAAGTGTATTTACATACACACTGATTTCAGACTTCTTAGCCGCTACTGTTTCATCGCGAGTCTTCAATTGAGTATTAAGATTGTTAACTTCACCCTTTAGAGAGTTCATATTCGTGTCCACAGCTACACGATTAATGAAAGACTTCTTATTCTTATCATCCAAAAGAGTGTTCTTCATGTGGGTACGTAACTGATTTCTCTTAGAGTTCACGAGACTTGCGTTAGCCACAGTTCTCATTTTATTGGCTTCAGTCTTGAGTTTATTGAGGGTTGACCTACCATCGTTAAACTTCTTGAGAAGTTGAGCACCATTGATTCCTAAACCATCAATATAGTTGGAAAGTTCCGCACGCTGCCTCTCCTTATTTTTTGTTACCCCATTAAGCTGTGTAGCTCGGTTTTTCAATGTTGTTACGTTAGCCTTTTGACTGTCGTACGCCTTGATAATCTTCTGTTTATTACTGTTACTGATACTCAAACCATTCATATGATCCTGAAGTTCTTGACGATTTGCAGACCTCTTCTCCGTAGCTCTCTGTTTCTTTAAAGCCTGAACATTCTTTATAATATCACCTAAAGTCACGTTTTGAGTCTCCCACTTGTTCAGTATGAGAAGTTGATCATCTTCACCAAGACCATTCATAGCTCTTTTAATACCATTGGTGTTAGCAGCACGCTTTGCACTTCTTTTAGATTCTTGAAGCTGATTGGCTTCAGCTTTAATATTATTGTACGTTCTCGTATTGTTGGACAGTAATCTCTTTTTATTAGACTTATTCAATTGGTTTAGTGTATTGAGATATTCCTTGAGTTCGCGGCGAATCTTAGCGCGATCTTCTGCGTTTATGGTTTGCTTAAGCTTTGTAGCCTTGTTCCTAAGAGTTGTATTCTTGGGATTGGCATCAAAGTTCTTTAAAATGAGAGTTCTGTCGTTTTGCTCAAGACCTAACTCACTCATGAATAAAGACAGCTCGTCACGTTTAGTGCTCCTCCTATTAGCTTCAACTCTCTTTGCTTGGTTTATTATAGCGGAATTATTGGTATTACCAAATTGTTTCATAAGTTCCGATCTGTTTTCATTGGTAATGTTGAATTGTGTTAATTGTCTGAGAAGATTCTTACGCTTTCCGCTTCTTGATTCTTCATCCATCTCATCTTTCATGCGATTAGCTTCAGTCTTTAGAGTATTGAGGTTTGCTACTTTATTATCAAGAGCCTTCATGATGCGAGCCTTGTACTTATTGGTAAGACCTATCTCGTTCACATATGCCTTGAGTTCTTCCCTTATCTTAGTGCGCTTTTCGTTGGCTCTCTGTACAGATAAATCCACAGCAGCCTTTTTAAGAGATTCAAAATCTGTGTAGTACCCGTTTAATTTTGAACTAATTTGAGTTTTGTTGTTAGCGGTTAGGTTTGTTAAAGTGTCGAGGAAGTTCAGGAAGGCGCCTTCGTCAGTGGTCTTCTTTTGATTCTTTCGCTGCTTAGCTATAGAATTTGCACGAGCCCCGAGAATACCCGCATTTGTTTTAGTACTATTAAACTCCCTCATAATGTCATTCTTGTTTTTGTTAGTCAGATTGGTAAGACCTTGTATATAGGCAGCAAGTTCTTGACGCATCGTATCTCTTCTAATCTTAATTCTTTCAGATAGGTATGTATTAGCTTTTCTCTTAAGAGAACTTATATTAGTATTGTTAGTCTGTGTGATTATATTTATGAATTGAAATCTCTCTTCGTTAGTGAGATTCATCTGCATAAGATATTCTTCAAATTCTTCCCGATTTGATCGTTGTTTTTGCGTCTTCTTATTTTGAATGAATGCATTAGCCCTCCGCTTAATATTATTCACATTTGCATTTGGACTATTCATAATTGTAAGAAATTGGTTCTTCTCGGTATTCTTGAGACCCAACTTATTGAGGTAGATGGATAAAGCCATTTTATTCTTATTCCTCTTTTCCCTGATTTTCATTTGAACTCTATTGTTAGCCAACCGCTTACCTTCAGTCAAGTTAGGATTTTTATTCAAAATATTCATTTTATTGTTTGTAGTAAGACCTAAACTATTTATGTAAGCCTCTAATTCTCGCTTTTCCTTTGCAGCATTTTCACCCTTTCGTTTCTTGGCAATTCCATTGGCGTTAGCCTTTAGAGTATTAAGGTTTGTATTTTCAATACGATTCAATAATTTTCCACGATTTTCCGAAGTGAGAACTTCACCGAGAGTATTCATGTGAGCCAAAAGCTTCGCCTTCTTCTCGGAAATCTTACCGCTTCTAAGTCCAATAGCTTCTTTTTTGAGAACCTCAACGTTTACTGTATTTGCATTATACTTGTTAATCATGGTGGTTCGGTTTTCATTAGTAAGACCCAACTCAGCGAGGAATCCGATGAAGTCTTTCTTGTCATTTTCCTTCTTTTCAGTGGCTCGCTTCTTAGAAAGGTTGAGAGCCTTGTTTCGGTTTAAGTTACCATTTCTTAGTAATTCTTTCCTATCTTCATTTGTTAGATTGGTGAGAGTTCCCAAATAAGAAATGTATTCCTGTGTAGCTTTGTTACCAGATTCCGCGTTTCTCATAGCCTTCAACTGCTTAGCCTCTTGTAATAATTTTTCAACATTTAGGTTACCGTTGCGGAACTTTTTCATAATTGCATTTTGGTTTACCTGATTGAGACCTATCTCACCCAAGCGTGTATTAAGCTTCACACGGAGATTCTCAACGTTTCCAGACATCCGGGACTTTTCCAGGTTTAGGGCTTCCTTCTTTAGAGTATTCACGTTAACATCATCATTCTTGAAACGCTTCACAAACTGATTTTTGTTAGCTTGGTTGATTTTGAGGGGTGTGAGAAATGAAAGAAGATTTTGAGCCATGATGGCTTTCTTCTCATCAATCCTCTTCTTAATTAGTTTTTCAGCCATATTTTTCATAGAGTTTGTGGTTGTATTTTGACTTACCGATTTAACAAGATCCTCCTTGTCCTTATCACTCAATTTGTTGTAATCTTTGAGAAGATTCTTAAACTCCTGTCTCTTCTTGTTAAGAACACGATTAACCTCATTGGATATCAATTTCTTAATTTCCAATATCAAATTATCAACATTGGAGTTACCTCTTCGAGCTCTCGCTAAGAAAGCATTTTTGTCTTCCTGGCTAAGTTGAGTAGTTGCTAAAAACATAGCCATCTTCTCCTCATTACTCCTTTCTATGTTAGCTCCTTCATCAGCCTTCATCTGAGCTTCAACCCTTAGTTGTTGGAGATCATCTACAGCCATACGCTGTTTGATGTATTCACTCTCTATTGGGAGTAGTTTAAGACCATCTATGAAAGCGAGGAATCTTTTTTCCTCTTCTAATGCTTGTCCGGCTTCAGCAACTACCACCTTTTTCGCGACCCCTCCAAGTTCTAACTTTTCTAAAAACTTCTTCTCACGTCTGAGACCCATCTGTTTAATTTTTGCAACTGCGTTTTGTACGGTTAAATCTCCATTTGGAAGTGTAGTTGGGACTGGTTTAAGATTGTTCTTGGTAGGTAAAGCTGGACCCTGGGGTGGACCCACAGTGGGTTCCGGTCCGCCGTTATTTTTATAGTAGCCTAATCCCTTGTTGCCGGTTTTAAAAGCATAACCCTTCTTCTCACCACTAAACTTTTTGGTGGGAATATAGTTCTTTTTGCCAAAAAGACCTCCAAGAAAACTGGGCTTCTTGTTCACTCCAACGTTTACTGGAGCGTTATTTCTCCTCACCTGTGCAACAATAGGTTCGCGGACAGCGCGTTGATTACCACCTAAAAAGGCGGGTTTTCTTCCCTGTTTAAACACATTCTTGTTGTTAAGAGTCGTGTTCCTCCTAAACACGTTAGGTCGGGCACCATTGGAAGCACGAGGGCTGTTGTTGAAATTTGTCCGTGCGCGTTCCGTGAATCCGTTGTTCCTATTGGTGTTCAAACCGTTGTTCCTATTGACGTTCAAACCGTTGTTCCTATTGACGTTCAAACCGTTGTTCCTATTGACGTTCAAACCGTTGTTCCTATTGACGTTCAAACCGTTGTTCCTATTGGTGTTCAAACCGTTGTTCCTATTGACGTTCAAACCGTTGTTCACTAAGTTAGTATTGTTAACATTGTTCACTGCTGTGTTGGTACTGGCATTCACTGCTGTGTATTTGTTAACAGTTACACGAGACTTCCTGGCAAACTTGACAGGTTCATGTACTTTCATGTAACGCAGACGCTTACCGATTGCGGTAACAATCTGAGTTTTAGTCATTTGATCAACATTCTTAAGATCAACCTTACGCGCAATCCTTTTGAGGTCTGTGCGCTTTGTGGTAGAATCAAAGAGTAACTCATAATCATTTGGCTTTAAAGGTGACTTCTTATCCACCAGATAAGTACGACTGGAGTTCATGACTAAAGGGGGTAAGGGTAACTTACCTCCCTGGATATCCTCGTACGCCTGACATATTTCATCTTTTGTTAACTTAACATCTACTCCGATGTTCGTTTTGATCAGCTGGCGGAGATTTGCTATATCCGCGTTTGGATCACACGCATCCATTATATATATTAAGTTAACAAAAAAGTGTAACGAATTATTTTATAGTTTTATATCCTAAATTATATAGTTTAATTTTATCTTCATACGACATATTGAAATCAAATACATTAGTTTCACCGATGTCAATTTCAATCAAGTTTACATCCTTATTATGTTCACGTCTATTTACAATAGTTGCACGAACGAGGGACTCTACAAACTGTCTTGGTGTGTTTATTTCTTCTTGGTAAATCTTATCCATTTTTAATTTAACACATGTAATTTCATATGGCTTTTTATCTAAAAATGGTGAGAGGGGGTATATTTCCTGTGTACCACCGTCAACGTATGTTTTACCTTCATATTTACCACATGCAAATATAAGAGGTATAGCCATACTCATACACACAGCGTCAATTACTTTCATTTTAGGGTGAGTATCACGTGAAAAATACTCCGTTGTTGAAGTATTTAAACAGTACGCTGAAATGTATATTTTCATATCTAATTCTTCAAATGTAGGGTCACACCCACACAATTCGACCATTTTGTCACGTATAGGATCTAAATCAACAAATCCAAATTTGGTAAAGAAGGAGCCTATACGTATTTTAACAAATTCGGGGATATTGAATGTGAGTGAGATATTTAGTATTTCATCGATAGATACCCCCAATGCTAAAAATAAAGCTATAATTGAACCAGCTGATGATCCGGAAATCTCCTTCACATCTACTAATTTAGATTCAAGTCCTTTTAAGACTCCAATCATTGAGAATATTCCCATTGAAGCGGGACCTAAAACAAGGTACTTCATTCTCCTACTTAGTAGAACTGAGGAAATTGCTTGCGAAGTAACGCGAACACCACAGCGAACACAACCGCGTGAGTCACAGCGGCAGGGATGCTGGTCTGTCCCGACTGGAAGACACCGCCCGAGCCAGGGGGGAGGGTAAGAAGAAGACCTGGGGAGAGGGCGATGAAGAGAGCGGTGGTCACGAGAAGATCGGTCTTGGTGAGCACGAGACCCATCGCGCGAGCAACGAGGCTGAACACAAGGAAGAACACGAGCGCGTGAAACATAACGGTCATCTGATTGGTCTTGCCGTTCATAAACTTCACGTTTTTGCCCGCGGTAGTCACGAGAATACCGGGGCTTAGAGCCAAAAAAAGGGCGGCGGGGAGGGCAACTTTTTGCGAGGTGATATCGGGGAGGAACATTTAATATATATGCATATAATTTTTGACGAAATGAGTAAAGTTATTAAACGTAGCACCTCTCATCATTTCTTCATGAAGACCATTTTCATTAATAGCACGCCTGAGATTTCTCCAAATGTGGGAAAGTCTCTCTTCATACCACCCGGTCTGTTCTTCGTATTCCCAAATAGTGCGTTCTGGGTGAGGCATATGCTCTGTAGAACAAAACTCTACAAAATCACAAAACTTCCCTGAGTGATTCATTTGAGCATCGTATGTCAATGTGTCAATCATATTCCACATGTATCGTAGTTCATCTGAATATTGGACTTCCCAGTCTTCAATATTAAGAGGAGTGTCGTCGTTGTATTCGTCGTCGTCACTACCACCGACAACATCGTTGTAAGCGGTAGCTTCGTATACGTATTGGCTCCAAACCATGGTTATTACTTATCTTCTTTAGGAGGTTTATCTTTTATACCGGTTAACGAAATAGAAGTGGACTCTTTGGTCTTTAGACCATCCTGGATGGCGTTTAAAGCACCCTCTACTTTGGCTTCATCTCCACCGAAAAATTTAAGAAGTCCATCCTTGATAGCATCCTTATTGATTCCAGACTTTCGGACACTCTTACGAATGCTAATCTTCCCCTTCCTGAGGTTAATGGTATCGATACCCTGAGAAATCATATGCTTCTTCACAGACTCCTTCAGTCTCTTTTCCTCTTGATTTAGGATTTTGATATCAGATTTTGCTTCAGAAAGTTGTTTTGTGAGATCTACAAGCTTGGAGACGCTCTCAGAAAGTTCACTTGGTACTGACATATTTATTATATAATTCTAAAATCTAATCTTTAAGCGCTCTTAGTTGAGAGGGCGCATCATAGTATCAGGGACAATGGTGGAGTTGTTCCAAACGAAAGGATCCTTGTTGTTAGGGGGCTCAGCGCGGATCTGCTGGTTAGCGTTCCTTAGGGCACCACCAACAGTCTCGGGGAAACCAATCTGAGCACGGGGTTCAAGGAAGTTCTGACCAGCGAGGATATCTTCGGGAGCGAACTCACCGAAGTCCTCCTGGGACGCTACCTCACGGGGGAGGAGAGAAGAGGCGAGACCAACACCATTCTCCATACCACAGCCACCGTTGGCAACGGGCGCGGCGGTGGGTCCAGCGGAGGGACCAGCACCGACAGCGGCGAACTCACGCTCCTTAATAGAATACTCGGACTTGTTGTTAAGAGTAAAGAGAACATAGACCAGTGCGACAACGGCGAGGACCATAAGTAAGTTTTGGGTACGACCCTTCTTCATCATGTTTTATATTAGGTTAACAATTTTTTTTACTGTTCATCATCAACAAAAGCAAATCCGTCTGGGTAAGTGTCAAGAATTGGGTCTGGGTGAACCCTGACCTGGACAACATTCCATGAAGATCCGAAAGATTTCTTGGCAAACCAGAGACCCGCAAACTCGAGAATGACATCACAAGACTTTCCAGATTGAACATTCTCAAAATCCATCTCCTCCTGCTCGGCATTGAAAACCTTCATAACCTCAATGCGTTCCCCTGTAATCTGTCCATCCGCGATACTGGAAGTGTATGCACCATCGACAACCTTCTCACTGAGCTTCTTACCGAACCAAGTCTCGGCATTTTCAACAGCGGCACCAAGATTCTCGGTGTCAATCGCTTGAATCCTGGCGATGTTCACCTCAGACTCAAGATCCATAACAATGTCTCCTGAGACGTCGGCAATCTTAACCCCGTTCAACTGAACGAGGCACTTGCGCTTGGAATCGTTGAGAGCCTTCACAAAATAGAGACCATCTTCACCTTTAGCTGGGGCGTTGTAAAGCATTTTATATATGGTTTGTGTCTCATTTCTTTAAACCAACAAATGGTATAGCAGCTGACTTATTTAATACATTTTGAGAAACCCATGCGTTTCTCCTGGGATTATAACCATAAAGGGTATTTATAGGGTTTATGTTATTTGGTAATTTCTTTGCATTCACAGGTCTCAAATTAACTTCATTCTTCACATACGAATTGTTGTTTACATTTTTCCATGTTAACGATTTGAGATTCAGTTTCTGATTACCAGATGACTTTTTGTACCCATTTATGTTAGTGTTTTTTGTAACAGGTTTCAATCCATGAACAATCTGTTTAGATAACTTATCCTCCGATGGTTTAGTTGTAAAGTTTTTATACTTGTAAGGATCTATACGTTTAGCCTGAGATACAGAGACCTGTGCATTTTTCTTTGTCGCTGGAGCACTCTTTCTGGTAATTAATCGCTTTACCCTCTTGAAAATGTCCTCAATAGAATTGGAAGTAGTAACTTTCTTATCAAGGAGTTGCGCGAGTTTAATAAGGCGTTGACGATCTTTTTCTTTCTTTTCTGGGCGAAGATTGAGTTTACTCATCAGATAGATATCTTCTATCAGAAACTCTTTACTCGCTACAAAAACCTTATTATTGGTAACCAATTTACCAGTGTTTTGATTCCTATATGTTACACCCTTTCGCCTGGTTAAAACAACCTCATATCCAAACTCCTTTGGTCTCATGAATGGAATATCAAGAATACCACCGAGGGTCACACCTTCAATTTTACCGCTATTGGGTGAAAAGAAACGAACGTTTAAATCAAGTGCAAATAATTCAACATCAATGAACACATCCCCTTTCTTGGGAGCGTTGGTAGTACCAGACTTCTTCTTTTTGATTAAGGTGTATCTACGTGTCACAGCTGGACCAGAAGGTGGTATACTGAGACCCAAAAATTTGAAAAGTTTTGGATTTTTAGACTTTATGAGTGACATCCGCTTTCTAACGCGTGCATTTAAACGCTTAGCTATCTCACCCAATTTATCCCAAAGAATGAGTTTAGTCGCTTGAAGTTTACCAAAAAACTTTGGGTTAACAGACATACGTGGAACAAACTTTGCATCTATATCAGTCGTGACAATCCTGTTTTTGTACTCCACGTATAAATTGAAAGCTTCACCACCACTTACAATTACATCACCCATAGTCTTCATATGTTCAGAAATCTCACCGGTAGTTTCTAATATGATATCTCTCAAAGCGTTAGTGACAGTGAAGTATACAACCTTCTCAAAATCTTTATTTTTATAAGTAGTAGTTACACGGTATCTGAATTTTCCAAGATCTCTCTGTTCATTCCTTTCGTAATATTTTTTCAGTTTAGCATCCTTGAATAATAAATTTTCATCCAGATATTTTTGGATAGTGGCTTCTGGATAAATATCAGTGTCCATTATTATATTCTCACATAATAATATGGTCTGTAGTATAATTGACGAATGCAGATGCTACGCATACGACGACGTTTGGGATCCAAAAAAAAGACAATTCTGTGGAGTAAGGAGAGGACCCCATGTAGTACCCTGTCCAGAAAAGGAATGTTGTGCTGGTGGATGCCCCGGGGATTTTCCAAAAGAACCTTTCAGGATCATAAAACGCCCATTACCATTAGAAGGTAAACAGTTCAGTACAGAGGTTTATGTACTCATTTTACTGATCATATTCTCTCTCGTATTTCTGACGTATCTTACTTAAAGATTACCAGTCTAATATAGATATAATGTCTCTTGAAACTATTCAAACTGAACTTGCTGCTCTCCGTGCTGATGTCAAGGCTCTCACCAAGATTGTTCGCAAGGTGAAGACTCACCAAGAAGATCCCGACGGTGAGAAGGCTAAGGCTCGCTCTGCCAACAACGGCTTCAACAGGAAGCAGGAAATCACACCTAAGTTGCGCGATTTCCTTGGACTTCCCGAGGGAGAGCTAATCTCCCGTTCCGAGGTGACCAAGAAGGTCAACGCGTACATCACTGAGAAGGGTCTCAAGCATCCCGATAACGGTCGTCAGCTCATTCTTGACGACAAGCTTAAGGAGCTTCTCCAGCCCCCTGCCGACGTTGTTGTGACCTACCTAAACCTGCAGAAGTACCTCTCTCCACATTACGTGAAGACGGAACCTGTAAAGGCTTAAAAAAATAACACATAACTACAATATGTCTGTCTCAAAGGAACAAATTGAACAACTTATTGATACAAAGATCAAAGATCTGTCTTTGTATCAAAGAGCTTTTACACATAAGAGTGCCCTCAAAGAGTATGAACAATTTACAGAATCCTTCGAGACCTTAGAGTTTATGGGTGACAGTGTGTTAGGGTTTATCATCACCAAGTTTCTCTTCGATCGCCACGAAGAGAAACAGGAAGGATTTCTCACCAAGGCTCGTACAAAACTCGTTCGTTCTGAAACTCTCGCAGATATAGCCCTAAAGTTAGGTCTCAATGATTTAGTTCTCATGGATGAGAAGGGTATGAGGAACTCATGGAATAACAACCCAAAGATTCTCGAAGATGTTTTTGAAGCCCTCGTAGGTGCCATCTACATGGATTTGGGTCTCCTTCATGCGAAACAATTTGTCCTCAGAATCTACCAAGATCCTAAATATATAGATCTCAATTCCATCATGATTGATGACAATTTCAAGGATAAATTAATGCGATATTGTCAAGTTAACAATCTACCCTTACCTGAATATCGTGTGGTGTCTCATGAAGATGGTGTATTCTTCATTGACGCACTCGTAAATAATCAGTTTGCTGGTAGAGGATACGCTAAAAGTAAGAAGCAAGCCGAACAACTCGCAGCTATGATCTTTTTTCAACAACTTAAAAACTACCCACAATGTTAAGTTAAATATGCATCCGAATGTTAAAGCCCTACTCGAAATTGAGTTCGCTGCCCAGAAAAGTGAGGAATGGCTCGCTCTTCGTGGCAACATGCTTACAGCATCTGATTGTGCTACGTGTATCGGAAAGAACCCATACGAGAAACCCGAAGACCTTCTACTCAAAAAATGCGGTCTTGGGGAAAAGTTTACTGGAAATGCAGCCACTCGTCACGGTGAGTTATATGAGGACGAAGCTCGCATTCTATACGAAGAGAGGCATGGGGAAGTAGTACATGAATTGGGGTTATGTCCCCACCCCGTGCACAAATGGCTTGGTGGAAGTCCAGATGGTGTTTCTGAATCGGGTAAGCTTGTAGAGATCAAATGCCCTCCACAGAGAGCTATCATCCCAGGGGAAGTCCCAGTACACTATATGCCACAGCTGCAGCTTTGTATGGAGATCTTAGATCTGGAAGAAGCTGACTTCATCCAGTACAAACCTGCCTATACTAACTGGCCTAAGCCGGAAGAGTTTGATGTAGTAAACGTAAAGAGGGATCGCGAATGGTTCGAGACCTACCTCCCCGTGATGGACGAATTTTGGAAGAAAGTTCTATATTTTAGAGAACACATAGATGAACTTCCACAACCTAAGCCAAAGCGAACCCGTAAAAAAAAGGAAGTTGAACCAATCAAGTGTGAAATTCAAACACTTTCTGACGAAGACGATTATCATGAAAATTGAAGAACATTACAACCTCGCCAAAGATAACCTCAATGGTAGGCTATTTGCACCTTACCAAAGAGAAGGTGTTCTTTGGATGCTTACGATGGAAAATCAGGAATCCGGTCCCAAGGGTGGATTCCTCTGTGACGAAATGGGTCTGGGTAAGACCGTGCAAGTGGTTTCTACAATGTTAGGAAACCCCCAAAAAAGCACTCTAATCATCGTACCCAAATCTATTATCACACAATGGGTGAATGAAATTGCAAAGTTTGCCCCTCAAATGTCTGTTCATGTGTTTGATGGTCCAGACAGGAAGCTGAAGGAGGCTGACGTTGTGATCATGCCCTATTCTCTACTATCTACCCACGAAGACACACCCATCCATAAAAAAAATTGGGATAGGGTTATCCTTGATGAAGCTCATGAGATTCGTAACAAGAAATCAAAGCTATTCAAGAGTGTATACCGTATCAATTCCGCGATCAAGTGGATTGTTACAGGTACACCCGTCTTTAATTCAATGGAAGATTTTGTGTCTCTTTGTCATTTCCTTGGTATTGACAAAGCCCTTGTTCAGGGGATGACCAATAAAATTAAAGATATCTACATCCTTCGGAGAACCAAGGATGACCTGGCTAAAATCAATGAGCGTTTGAGGCTGCCGAACTGCTACTTTGAGAATGTTGAGCTTGATATGTTCCCAGATGAGAGGCAACTTTACGAGTTTGTATTTCACGATGCACAGGCTACCATTCAAGAAGCTTTCAGGAATGCAGTCAGTCTCAACTCCAAGAATATGGTCATTTTGGAGTGCCTACTCCGTGCGAGGCAGGTCATGGTGTTGCCTCAAATGTATCTCGATGGGATTGCCAAAAAGACTGGAACACAAGCAGAAGAATGGGTTGGGAGGTCCAATAAAATGGAAACACTCTTCCGTATGATTAACTCCCACCCAGAGGAAAAGTCTCTTATATTTTGTCAATTCAGGGGTGAGATGGACTATATTCAAAGTAACATGGAATGTCCTACATTTAGGATTGATGGTTCAGTGGCAAAGGATGACAGGGACAAACAAATAACCCTATTCAAAAAGGCTCCACCAGGTTCTGTGTTTATTATTCAGATCAAATCTGGGGGTCAGGGTCTCAACCTTCAAGAAGCTACCCGCGTCTATATTACTGGACCATCTTGGAATCCTGCTACAGAGTTACAAGCTGTTGGTAGGGCACACCGTACAGGGCAGACTAAAGAGGTTTTTGTTAAGAAACTCATATACAGAGAGACTGATACATTTGTTTCCGTGGAAGAAGAAATGATGGCTCTCCAAGGTCACAAATCTATAGTGTGTTCAAAAGTTCTCAATGATGAGAGGGTTGAAAGACAAATACCAGTAAAGAGAACGTCTGAAAAGATTTCCATTTTGGACATCAAGAAAATTTTCAAAGCTTAATGTATAACAAAATGATTGGTTCTCGTGCTCAGGTTTTCCATGGAACTGCTGACCAAACTGCGGGTGGTCTCAAGAAGAAGGATCTCATCCTCGATAATGGTGAGATTAAGAGCAAGGCTGCTCAGCAGGCTGCGCTTGCTCGTATGAAGAAGGAGGGTAAGAAGCATCTTGTCAAGGTTTTCAAGCCTACCAAGAAGGGTTTCAAGCTTCAACCCAAGGAGGGTACCAAGGCTTATGACAAGAAGATGGCGAAGATGGCGTAAAAAATCTGGGCGTACTATAAGAATGACTCTCGCTACATGGAACGAGTCCGTGCGTCTGGCTAAGATTAAGCTGGGAAAAGACCCTAAGGAGTTTACCAAAATTCAGGGTAAACTGCTGAGAGAGGCTCAGATCATATATCATATTCTCCTAATGAATAAAAATAAAAACAATAAATAAGTATGTCAAGTGTACAAAACGTAATCGATCGCGCTAAAAAGGTCGCAACTAATACAAACTTCCTTGACAGCTCGAAGAGGCGTATTTATGCCACGAGTAGAGGGGCTATGTTCACTAAAATGCCAGGTGGGTACAGAAATTATAAACCCATCGCTAAATACATGAACAAACCCGGAACAAGTTTAACTAAAAGATTATATTAGAGTTGGAATTGAAATCCCTTTAGGTTTTGTGGTTCATACACCACAAGTTGATTAAGTTTCCAAGTACAACCGAACTTTCTGTTCAAGAAATATACACTATTGAGTTCAGCAATAGCGTGACCACTATTTCTTGCATAGAGACCGTTAGAAACTTCAGTCTTGATTGGATTCTTGTCTGTGTCATAGACGGCAGCCTTGATGAGACCATTATGATCCGTATCAACCTTTAGACGAAACTTTGGTTCACGATCAGGACTTTCCTTTACGTTGGAATTGAACATTGGTTTGAGTTCCTCCTTTGTCATTTTCTTTTGAAAAATCTTTTCACTCTGTTCAACTACATTGTCAATAATTTTATCCTCGATAGCTCGGATAGATGTGTAAAACTTGTTAATGTAACTACCATCTTCGTCATACCCCTTGAGAGCCAGGTCTACATTGTATTTAGTTGGACCGACTTCGGGGGTAAAACCGGATACACCGAAAGGCATGTACAGACGAGGAAAGTGAATCCTCATAGGAGTACCCTCCTTTGTGGAGAGTACGATCTTTCGGTTGTTAAACTCGGCAATTTCCAAATTTTCAATAGCGTCGGTGATTTTAGACATTGTACTGAATGAATATATGGTTAAAACTTTAAGCTGAACAAGCCACACATTCAGGTTCAAGACTGAATTGGATTGGACGAGCCTTCGCCTTAGATCTAAGATAGTACATACCAGTTTTGAGTCCCTTCTTCCAAGCATACATATGCATCGAGGAGAGTTTGGACATTGTGGGGCTTTCCATGAACAGATTCATACTTTGACTCTGGTCAATGAACCGTCCACGGTCGGCAGCCATATCAATGACATCCTTCATCTTAATCTCCCATACGGTGCGGTACAACTTCTTGATATCCTCAGGGATGTCTACGATAGTTTGGATAGACCCACCAGCCTTCACCATTAGATCCTTCATTTCCTTTGACCAAAGACCAATCTCCTTCAAATCATTGACAAGATGCTTGTTAACAATTACAAACTCACCAGCTAAGGTGCGACGAAGATAGATGTTAGTCGTGTAGGGCTCAAAGCATTCATTGTTACCTAAAATCTGAGCTGTGGAGGCTGTAGGCATAGGAGCCATAAGAAGAGAGTTCCTAAGTCCCTTAGTCTTCACACGCTCCTTCATAGCATCCCAATCATAGTGAAGTTTAGTCTCACCCTCCCACATATCAAATTGAAGCATACCTTGAGAGGCTGGAGAACCATCGAAGGTCTCGTAAGAGCCATCAACCTCTGCAAGCTCGGAACTGGCTTCGAGTGCGGCGTGGTACATAGTTTCAAAGATACGAGCATTAATTTCCTTGGCTTCATCGGAATCAAATGCGTGTCTGCAAAGAATAAACACATCCGCGAGTCCTTGGACACCCAAACCAATTGGACGATGCCTCATATTAGACTTTCGTGCAGTCTCTACGGGATAGAAGTTCCTATCAATAACTCTGTTTAGATTCTTGGTTACAGTCTTAGTAACTTCATGGAGCTTTTCATAATTAAATGTCTTATTCTCTACATCCACGTACTTGGGGAGTGCAATTGAAGCAAGATTGCATACAGCCGTTTCATCCTTGTCTGTATATTCAAGGATTTCCGTGCATAAGTTGGAGCTCTTAATAGTTCCTAAGTTCTTCTGGTTGGACTTCTTATTGCACGCATCCTTGTATAACATGTATGGAGTTCCAGTCTCAGTTTGAGACTTGAGAACAGCCTTCCAAACTTCAGTAGCTGGCACTGTGGAGTTAGCGAGACCCTCTTCTTCATACTTGGTATAGAGAGCTTCAAATTCTTCACCCACTGCATCAGATAGACCGGGAGCCTTATCGGGGCAGAAGAGAGACCATTGTCCATTCTCTTCCACTCTCTTCATGAAAAGGTCTGGAATCCAGAGGGCTGAGAAAAGATCGCGACACCTCGCTTCCTCATCACCCTGGTTGAGGCGTAGCTCTAAGAACTCCATGATATCTGCGTGCCATGGTTCAATATACGCGGCAATAGACCCCTTTCTGCGCCCCGCCTGGTTAACATAACGCGCGGTTGCATTGAATACCCTAAGCATGGGAATAATACCATCAGACTGACCATTAGTACCTCTAATACGAGACTTATTGGCGCGAATATCGCTGATATGCATACCGATACCCCCGGCCCATTTTGAGATTTGGGCACACTCTGTTAGAGTACCGTAGATACCATTGATGGAGTCCTCCTTATTTGCAATTAGGAAACAACTTGACATCTGAGGTCTTGGGGTGCCTGCATTGAATAGGGTAGGGGTCGCATGAATGAAAAGACCTTGGGACATTTTATCATATGTATCAAGTACGGAGGGGATATCATCACCATGAATACCGATGGATACCCTCATGTACATGTACTGAGGTGTTTCCATCAGTATACCATCAAGTCGTTGAAGATAACTCTTTTCAAGAGTCTTTAGACCAAAATACCCAAAATCAAAATCCCTCTTTGGCACGATATCATTTCTAACTATACCAGCAACTCGTGCAACTTCCTCTGTTACGATGCCTACCTTGGCAAGTTTCTTCATTGCGAGATGAAAGTTATTAGGACAAACCTTTTGAATGTTACTGGCGACAATACGAGTTGCGAGTGTTTCATAATCTGGATCAGAAGTGATCATTCCAACACACACTTCCGCTGAGAGGGTGTCAATTTCCTGAGCACTAATACCGTCATAAAGTGAAGAAGCTACCTGTTGTGCAACCTTGGAAGAGTCGCAATTTTCTGAGAGTCCGTATGTTAAATTCTTAATCCTATTGGTGATGTTATCAAATCTCATATCCTCAATACGACCTGAGCGTTTAACAACTCTCATTTCTAATTATTCTACTTGTTTTATTTTTAACTTACTTCTTGCACTTCTCGAGATCGGAGCTACGAACCTTCACGGTGCCCACAGTTTCAAACTTACGATCGGGCTGAAGAAGGTAAGTGTTCACAAAAAATTTACCATCCTCACCTGGACGAGCCACCGGAGCGTAAGAACCCACAAAGCAGGCTGGAGCTTGGCATGGAATCTCTTCAACATTGTTTGGTTTGTTGTTATAAGCTTCGTCAAAATCAGCAAGGTTCAACATTTAATATCTACTAAGTTTTTTTTCCGAGGGTATATTAAATGTGTGATAACCTCCACCTCGATTCTCTCAAACAGGTTGAAACACCTCTCAATACCCTGTTCTTTTCCGAGTTCAATCAGAATCTTCTTCAGCGTGGTATCCGTCAGGCGTTTAAGAATAAGACTGGTATTGCCATAGATCGTCAGAACCCCGACGACCTATACACTATGATGCGCGTTGTATTTATTAACAACGCAGGTGATCACCATGCACGTGTAAATGAACAGGTTAAGGTCATGAATACTCGGGTCATCGAAGCTGCCCTTGGTCAAATCCAAACCGGTGTGTCTCAATATATGGCTTATGTCCAAGACATTGATACAATTGCCGTACCCCTCGACCAACCCATGAACACAAGCACAGTTGGTAAAAAACTCCCCAAGAATATGAAGATTGGAATCAATTAAAGTTTTGATTATATACATTTATAAGATGAGTTTAAACTTCTACAAAGACGAAACGGAAAAAGTGTGTAAATCTAAAGGTTGGGATCGCGCTGCTGTTGACACCGTATGGCTTCTTCTGACAGAAGAGTTTGGTGAACTGGCTTCAGCCATTCGCCAGTACAAGAAGACCTATAAGAAGACGGGTCTCAAAAAGGAGAGGGGTACAGATGTGATGATGGAAATGGGGGATGTATTTAGTTACCTCTTCCAGTTAGCACATATGTTAAATGTAGACTTGGACAAGATGTGGGAGGAACATAAATGTAAAATGAAAACCAAGAAATATAATCTGAAGTAACAGTAACTATGATGCTTACAGACGAAGAAGCAATTAATAAGATCAACCCTTTTGTCAGACACGGTGAGGTATCTCTTCCAGGAAGTGTAAGACAAAGTGGTGGATTTGATGATTTTACTGAGTTTAGGAAGGAACCCGGAATTGAAGATCCCAAGAAAAGTGTATACTGTGACTTCTGTCTATGTGAACATTCTGTTGGATCATGCTCTTTATCCAGACCTCTTCACCCAAGAAGGAATATTGACATGGGTTTCGTCAAGAAGAAAAAGAATATCATTGAAAAGGTTAAAGTTGGTGTTTCCAATCACCCCGAGTTTTCTATGATTGGTGGTGGTCTTATTCTTACCGCTATTCTCACGATGATATATTACGCAAGACGTTAAAGAAATACTCTAACCTGGATTCATCTTCACATCGTTGAATGAGATCGGCGAGTGTGTCTACACAAAACTTTTTAATAAATTCCCTCTGCCAAGCACTTTTAGTATTTATCCAAGGTGGTTGAAACGTGGGGTCTAGAATCTTAGAAGCGTAGGCTGTGCGAATGCATGTATGAATAGTCTGTTTATCAGCTACGATATTTTGAAGTGCAAGTTCAGCCATCTTTTGACGAACTTCGATGGTCTTCTCACACATCGTATCCAGAAACTTCTCATATGGAATAGACTGTGTTTGTGACCTCAGATATGTCCAATCCGCCAGAGGTTTTGTATGAATATAATCCACGTAAGTCGCATATCCTTTCCCCTTTACAAAACGCTCATATCTAATAGCGACGTAATCCAAATCCGAATCAACGTCGTAAACGGCTTTTGCCGATTCGAGAAAGGAGGACATTTAGATTACCTAAGTCGCTCTCTTTTAAGTATAAAACAAGATAAAGACGAAGGGCTTTAAATAAAAGAGATGTATTCGGCTATAGCCAACAACAGTTTTTCATACCTTCTAACTCTTGATGAGTTTAGGAAGGGTTTTCCCGATGAGACAAGACCTTCATGGATAAAGATTACTACGATCACTATGGTATCAAGCTTTATTCAGGAAATTGATATCAAAAAACTTCGTTCCATTTTTGAGAACTTAGAGTCTTTCAAATTGAAGCGCTCCGGTACCAAGGGTGATGGTGGATTTGAGTGGAAGTTGAAGCCTACAACATTCTACAATCAGGTTACTCTCACCTATCACGACTCGTACAGTACCAAGTCTGTGAAGGTTTTTCCAAACGGCTCTATTCAGGTAGCTGGATGCTGTGACCTCTTTGACTGTAAGAGGATCATCACCCAGCTCACCTACATCTTCAAGACCTTCTTGGGAATGGAGTCCAAAGTCCCTGTTGACTCTTTCAGGGTTGTCATGATCAACTCAAATTTCAGTCTCAATTATGATATCAACCTCATGAAGGTGGCACAACACTTTGAGAATCACCCAGAAATATTTAAGGTTTCTTTTGAACCTGACAGATACAGCGCTGTCAAAATCAAATTTCGTCCAGCTCAAGATATGAAAGAGATTACCACGAGTATCTTTTCAACTGGTAAAATTATCATTACAGGCGCTGAGACCCTCAAGGAAATTGCTTTTGGTTACAACATCATCAACCAGCATATCAATGAAGAGCCCACCATTCGTGTAAAACCCACAATCGAGAAAGATGTTTTTGATGTGTTCCTTGGTCATAGATGTGAACCAATGGTTGAAGATTTAAAGAATAAGGGATTCAAATCCTGGATTCAGACAATTACAAACAGGCAAATTAATTTCTAACGATACATTAATACAGAATGTCGCAAAGACTTGGAATGGCCGATGGAAGGTGTTTCACCATACACTCTTCAGCCCAGCTTACTAACAACTATCTCATGGAGCAGAACGGTATTAGCTTCGAGGACAACTATTCGTTCCGCAAGGAGATGCAGAAGCAGGGACCTGAGTTTCTCAACAAGCTCACAGAGAAGTCCCGTGATAAGTGTGATCAGTGCCACCCTTACACCAACATGTCTAAAACTTATTAGGTGTGATAAATTTTAATAAAAACTTTAGAATTATACTATAGAATGCCAGAATGTGCAATATGTCTCGGCGAGGTAAGGTCAACAAGGGCCAACACACCCATCCGTTGTGGACATATTTTTCATTCCCACTGTATACAAAAGTGGAAGGATGAAGGTAAGAACACTTGCCCAACTTGTAGAAAAGTTTTTGATGTTTCACAATTTAAAGTTACATTGACAGTTCAGAACAATTACACAGCGGAGTCTAACACTGTGTCATTGGAGAGTGAAGCTATCTTCAATATTATGGATATTTTTGATATGTCATTTGATGTTGAAAATACAGTAGATTTAGACAGTCTTCTTGCGGACCTTGGGGTGAGTCTTACCGACCTTGATGCCCTTGTCCTTGACACAGAAGGATGAGCAGTACTTCTCATAGTTTAGACCAGGGTAGTTTTTATCAGCCTTTCGGGGATCTCCGATAGATTTACCAGATGCATCAGTCAGAAGTGGACCAGTAGCCCACCCCCTCTTGTGACTGAATACATTAGCTCTGAATGCAATACGCTTGGTAGGAGCAAACTTTCCACCCTTCTTTACCCGAGAAACGGGAATCTTAAAGAACTTAGCTACAGACTCTTGAGTGTCCCCAGGTTTGATACGATACTCTATGACTCCATGTTGAACATAGAAGTGGAAATCTCCCTGACGAATATAGTTTGTGGGTCTTCCAGGACAGACGAACATCATTACTTTGTAGTACCCCTTCTTACATTTTTCATTCGCCTTCGCAGCATATATCTTAGTTGGGTTATCTGAAATAACGCGCTTTGGAAGTCCGGTGCAGTGGGTATAGTTATGATTTCCATTTGAAAGACCA